TAGAGTTCAAAAGAACTATTTCCGACTCACATACTAAGCTATTGATTCAAAGATTCTAAGCTTGGAACCTCTTTTATTTGTTTTGATTTAGTTATCTATTAGTATTAGGAACTAAATCATCGTATCTCCACTGCCAAGAGTCTGGAAAGAGTTCCTTAAGTTCATTTAAGGACTTGTCGATATCCTTTCCAATCTCAATAAGATCCTTGTCGTACTGCTTCTTTAAATTGTAAGCTTCTTCTTTCCATGCAGACACGGTTTTCTTTCCACTTACAATTTCTTCTTTCAGTGCAGCAAGATCTTTTAGGTACTGTTTAATACGTTGGTTTGTTTTGTTAGAACGACGAACCTGCAGTACTGCTAAGGATACTGTGTATTCGCTCTTCTGAACAACAGCTACTAAATCTTTCGTTAACTTTTCTTTGCGTCGTTCAGCAATTTTCTTTGCTGCTTCTTCTGCAATTTCTTCAGTTACTTTACTAGAGTTAGCGATTACATCTTGGATGTTTTCTCCATTTACTTCCTCTAAGAGGATGTTCATTTTCTTTTCTGCCATTTTGAATACAGTTTAATTGATTTAACAATAAAATTTATTTAACACTACAATATAATCTTAATGAAAGAACAATCATCAAAATATCTCTTTTTAGCCTCGATTATAGCTACTGCTATAGTGTTTAGCTTCAATTTAATATCTTTATATTTGTTCTTTTTGTGGATTCTTAGTGCTGCTTCTCTACTACATCTGCTAAAGTATGATATAGCTTCTAATCTTTTCTCCTCATATAAAGTAGGAGAAATAATTACGTTAGTCATATAGTATGACATTTTAATTTGTTTTTTGTTTTACTCATATCTTTTAGTAAATTTAAGTAATAATTAAAAAGAACTGTTCCTGTCTATTTGTACTTCTTATTCAACAGGAGACTCCCTGCCTTCTCCTGACCTACATATAATGTGGTTGACCGTTGTATAGTCCATTGTACTCTTGATTGACAATTTCCATTAGGGTTCTAGTCTTAAACAGTTCTTTAGGTTGACTGAATCCACCATTTTACTAACAATTTAAATTAGTAATATATAGTATTGAGTAGAGGCTCTGGCGGAACCTCTACTTCTTTACTATTCTTTGGTTGCATTCTGAGTTTACACTCATGAGTACATTCACTACAGTTGATATGATTATCAAGTGTAGGACAATTATTATCTATTTCCATGCTTTCTTACGATTATAGGGCTCCATCTTTTTATGTTTTGGCTTCTTTTTGAATTCCTTTGGAGGTTCTTCATTATTCTTCTTTGCCATACTAGTAAAATTTAAACAGAGGGTTAATATCACGTAATAACTCAGGTAATGCGGATAAACCGTATTCCTTTAGTACTTTACGATGTTCGTAATATGCAGAAGTAGTATTTACTTTAGCAATAATACTTACTGGAACACTAATAACTTCACGATTCTGTTGCACTAAGAACTTACATAGTTCTGAGTTTAATAGCTCTCGTGTCTTGAGAGCAGGTGAACCAATAGATGCAATAATCTTCTTACAGAAGTCTTTCACTACTGCAATTTGTGGATTAGCTGGTCTATCTACTGCTATAGTAGATGGAGTTAAACATTTAGCTATTAAAGCATTTGTTACATCTATATCTGATAAGATATGAACATCTACATCTTCAGTATTTACATTTTTTCCTATGCAGGATGCTAAAAGTGATGCTAATATAGTTTCATCCTTTATAACTCCTTCAAACGAAATAATAATTGCTTTCATACTTTACTTTTGATAAGTTATTTACTAGGAATACTGATAGATACTTCTATTTCATATTCCTCTAATTCTTCAAATAGTTTATCAGTATTTAGTTTACTGATAATTTCAATAGGTGGATTAACTTCTACTCTTTTACCTGGTACTGTTCTACATAGCTTTTTAGCTCGTTCTAACGATATACCAAGTACTTTAGTAGTAGCTAATAGGTTAGCAAGATAATGGTCGTTACTGAATTTTATTTCAGTTAACTTACGACCTTCTTTTACTTTATTGACTACCATTCTTCTTCCTCTGATGAAATTAGGTTTTCAAACTCAGTAAAGAAATTCTCTGGATTTTTGCAGGTAATTTTTGTATTATCTGTTTCTATCACTACAACTTTTCCAAGTCTACTAGTATTGACGCATGTTATATTGTCAATTGCATCAATGTGAATAATACAAGGCTTTGTTTCTTCAATATCTGCAAAGCATTGCTCTACAAATAAAAATTTTCCAATCTTTTTCATGTTTTTAAAAATTTAAATTGTTAATAATGACGCCTGGGCACTCAGGATTTAATTAAGTTAGTGCCAACTCTTAGTTTATAGCATTTGTTATAAGACAAAGATAAACGACTACAATCGTTACTTACGCTATGACTCTCACTATAGTTTTAACTCGTAAGCAGAAATAGCTGTCAAACTAAATCTTATTGGAGTACATGATTTTAACGTCCGCACGATCATATATACCATCTATTCTATTAATCCCGTTTTTTACAGTTGCGCAATTAACCTGTATAAATGAGGATAAACGATAACCTGCTGTATATACTTACGCCCCACATGCTTGTCATTTTCTGAGGACGTATACTCTATCTTCACAGACTGAGTATACTAGACTCTAATATTCATTTAAAACAGGAGGTTTGGTTTTAATTTTGAATAGAGTCATTTACAACCGTTGATATAACATGAGTTTGTATAGAGTCATCAAGATATTTTTGAGCTCTTGCTCCAGATAGTACTGTGTTATACGTTGATGTGTTTGATTCATATATGTAAATCATGTCTTTTATAGACAACGATGTACCATGTTGCATCAAAATATCAATTAATACTACCTTTGGCATAGCTAAAAATACACTATCAACTCTTCTATCTTCTCTCATTTGCTCTCTCATGTCGAGAATATCCTGTATTGTTGTTACAGGTTCCTCAATAATGACTTGAGGATCTTCTTGTACTTCTTCTTGGTTTACACCATTTAAGAAATTAGCAATGTTTTCACGCTCTGCGTAAATTATTGCTCCCATCATGCCTATTAAGGCAAGAGTTATTAATACTACCCAAACTATTATTCTTGGCGGTTTAGGTCTCGCCATCATTTCATTTTCCATTTTGATAATGTTTTAAAATTAGTAATTAATCTCCCCAAAACCAATCTTGGAGTAGTTCTTTAAAGTTTTCTATTATATAATTTCCATCCTCTCTCTCTTTTATTTTCAGAGAAGTCCCGACAGTAGCATAGGAATAGTCCAACCCAGCGCTAGAATACAAATAGAACAAACCCGCAGTTTTATTATATCCAGCTTTCCTATTTAACCAAGAATAGATATAGTAATAATCGAACTTAGGTATCCAAGGTTTATTATCATTACTAATGAAATTTAGAGCAGCTATAATTGTACTAAGCTGTTCATACAGATTCAAATGCTTATCTTTATAAGTCCTAGGCTTTCTACCTATTACTTTACAAGCATCTTTGTAAGATTTAATTTCTTCTCTTTTCATACTTTTATTGATTAAAGTGTTACTTTATAGTATCTCCAACAAAATATACGTGATGATATAGATAGTACTTTACATATACAGTACTATTTTGGTTTGTAATAGGATTACGTAATGTGAACTTATATTCTTCATCATTAGTAATACTTCTCTCTTTATTGACTAATATATAATTCTTGTACTTCATTTGTAAATCTACAAAATTATATACAGTTTTGGACTCTTCGTATTCTCTTTTAATTAGAATACCAACAATATATGTTATTATTGCTATTACTAATATTCTACTAATTCGATTTAGTTCATAATATTTAATTACTTTTATCATAAATAGATTTTAATGTTAATTACTAATTGTACCCAGAGCGGGAGTCGAACCCGCACGACCAATGGTCAAAGGTGTTTAAGACCTTAGCGTCTACCTATTTCGCCATCTGGGCATTAAATTAAAGTTTACAACTTGATAATTATTAAGGTTAATAAAAAATGCAGGTATTTATCTCGTTACACCTGCGGGTCCGGCAATCCTGTCTTATATACCGCGTGAGCTGGCGGTTAAAGGTATTAGTTTTCATAGGTACAAACTGGAAGATTCTTTAGACCTATTACTTAACACACTCGCCACATGAAGGCTACCTTAATGAGTGCAATCAGTATATCTATATTCACATATAAATATACTGACAACAGTACGCTTACTGTTATGCTTAATTAATCAATCTGTATAATTAAGAACGAACAATGATTAAATAAACAAATGGTAGATACTGTAAATCTAAGGACGAAACAAACTTGGCTATATTAAACTATATGACATTTGCGACTGGAAGAAGGTAATATTGCCGTCTAATGTAGTTGTTCCTGATTTTAACGTCTGCACTAATACTCAGTCACATTATTAATAATGTAATATACCTCACTTAGTCAGTGACTAGTATAACATACTATCAATAATGAATTTTATCTGCCACCCCTCAGAGTGGTAATAAGTGCTGAGATATGAGCCCCACAGGATTGTCAAGGATTCTCACCTTAAAGAGCGCCAGAGATGGGTTCCTCTGACTTAGCAATTTGTGCTTTTACGTTGTTGCTCTCAACCTGTCGTTTAAGATATCCCTTAATCATTTTATGACCTTTACTCATATACATTAATCGCACTAAAGTGTATATTGTCTTTGATTTCTCTGCACTAATATTAGCATATGCGTTACTTTAAAAGAATTTCCGGCTAATGCTTGCAATCATTTCACCTTCTATTGATAAAAAGCACTTTCATATGTGCGCTCTAAATATAAGCCCCACAAAGTTGACACTGATTCTCACAGTGTAGATGCAGTAATATTTACTGCATTAACTTATTAATAAAACCCCGCTGTAGATATAATTACACTGTAAGGTTCTAATTTTTTAGTAACTTCATCTACTTCCGTTTGTAGAATGGGTAGTATACTATACTTTCCTATGCAACTATCTACATATTCTTTAGTTTGGTTAAGACTAAAGTTGAATTGTTTTTTTAGTATTTTTATTATGTCTAGTTTAGCTGAAGTGTTAGTTTTTTCAGGTATAAACATACTCATTCTTACTAAGTTTGTTTTATTTCCTGAGTCTTCCTTACGCTCCAATTTAGGTATGTCTGTACAAGGAATAGGTGTTTCAATAAGAATAGATAGTATGTTATTAAACTGTTCCTCCGAACATACTTTAGAAACTGCACTTAATAGACTGTTTGTAGATAATATCTCATCTTCAATAAGATTATCTATTACATACTGCTGAATACAAGTTATTTTCTTCATAATTTGATATTATTTATTGGTTACTTTTTTAGTATTTTAAATCTATCAAGATATTTTATTAATAAACATAATAGAGTAATTGGACCTGTAAGAGCAACTACTAAGAATACTATTACATCGCTTAGTGATAGTTCTTTATACGTTTTATATATATCT